TTACATATATATTATACTAAAAATTTTAATAAAAGTCAAATAAATAAAAGTGCGGTTTTCGCGCAAAGCGCAAGGTATACCGCAAACCTTTTTACCTAACAGAAAAAACTAACATGTAGTATTCGCCTGGTATAAGAGCTGTAAAGTTCATTTGAATACTGCCGTCTTTCTGCGCGCGAGCGCTCATTAAATTAGCAGACATCATGTCTTTACGAATAAATAACACACTAATTTGCTTCAGGCCGGTAAAGTCACTAGGAAAATGCCAAGTCACTCTACGATATTGACCCTCTAGTGTGATTAACAATGCTTCATCTAACTGATACTTCTCGCCAACCAAATCAGTTAGATGATACTTATTGTCGATTGTCTTATACAAACTAGGCCAACTTGTGTTTCTTTCTAGTAGTTCAAAAGGCATCGGTGGATCTGACCAATACTAGGATAAAATATCTATTGATTTATTTTCAGCCGCATAGGCTAAATTAATTCCCATTAACATAGATAAAATTAAAATAATACTTACTACTCGTTTCATTTTTACTCCCTCCAAAAAAATAAGGAGATTTTTCTCCTTATTCATATTTGATATTTAAATAATCAAGTACCTCTTTCATACCTAATCCACCTTGATCCCAAGGCTTTAGACAATACTCCCAAATTTTAGGATGAGATATTTTTAATTGTTGGAATCTGTTCGGTTCTTTCTCTAAATGAACACCAAACATACAGAAAATACATCCTGTCCTATCAATTCCTGTTGTTGTTAGTTTACCTTTCTTGTCAGCTACAATATCACCATATAGCGGGCAATACGGAACTTCATACTTTTGAATATATTCTAATATATCTTGTTCCGTCCAAAATGATAGAGGCTTGCTAATAGGTTCTTTACCTTCAAAAGCATTACAACCAGTGCGCATCCACTCATTGCGGCGCATAATTGATTCCTCGGCTAGCGTACCAATAATTGGATGAAGTCCAGTCTCCTTTTGATACTTATGCATTGGTTGCTTCTTCATAACGTCACAGCACCAATCGCTTACCTTAAAAGGAGCGTCAACCAAATACGCCCACTTACCTTCTCCAAAGCCAAAACACTTTGAGTAAATATCTCCGCGCAGGTACTTTGCGCGCGTGGAGTCAGGATTTCGCTTAGCTGTGGCGACATATCCAGCAATTTTCTTACTTACAACTGGATACCCGAATTGTTCAATTACCTGCTTAAAGGTCTTAGGCGGCTTAACAAAATCTACATTATCCCAAGTTTTTACAAAAGTTCTCACTTCTGGATACTCTAGTCCAGTGTCCGAAAAGACAGCTTTTACATCGGGGTACATTGAACGCACGATATGTAAAAGAACGGTACTATCCTTCCCGCCAGAGAAACCTACATATACATTGCCGCAGAAATAATCATAGTATTCCTAAATACGAAGTTGCGTTTTTCTAATCTTATCTTCTAAAGGTAACGCCTACATAACTTTTAAATCTGTAGCTGTAAATTTATTATCTGCCATTCATATCAACCTGCCAAATAAAAATAGTGTATTTTTTACACTCTTTCGGTAAATACACAAACCTCACCGCGGCCGTCGTCGCTCACGAAACACTATCAATCCTCGTAAGTCGTCGAGAGTTACATGATAGCTGCTGGACCTCAACCAGCCGGTCATATCCTGTCAATTCAGGCTTTATGCGGTTGAATGGTGGAGATGATGTGAGTCGAACACACTACCTATTGCTTGCAAGGCAATTGCTCTACCAAGTGAGCTACACCCCCACAATAGCATTATGCTTTTGTAATAAGCATTTCATTCCACTTCTTGAAAAGAGTATTGTCATCACAATCATAGTCCTCTACAAACCAAATAGTATCGGTAGTAGGCCACCAGCGATACTTGTGATCTTCATTCCTAATTACACTACACAGGTTGGGGCAAGCAACCATACGCCGGCGCGAGCCAGGCCGCCACGAAACGCATTCCATAATCTTAGGCATACGACCACAATAAGGGCAGGGCTTGATGAACATTATGAGATACTCCTTTCATTAGGTAGAAATAATGCACTTTACTTCGCTTCATTTATACTCTTTTCCGCTATGCCACATATCACTACTGAGCCGCCCACTTGTTAATTCAAGCGTTCTTAATTGCTTTCGCGGCGGCTTTCGCGCCGGTGGTAGTTTAAGTGCTAAATCCGTGTTAAGAGTTTCCACCCACTAACAAGTGGAGAGCGGGAACTGAAGGAGTTGAACCTTCCTCATGCGGTTAACAGCCGCAGGCAAGAACCGATTTGCGAAGCTCCCATAAGCGGTTTGATAACTCAGCCGCAACTGAGTAGGCTACACTGTGTGACGGGGGCGGTGGTCACGACTACATCCGCGATTCTCGCGCTGGCCAGCGTAGTAAGAGCATCCAACACTTCTCTTGTCTCCCGTTTTTCGCCTATATATTTGGCTGTTCTTCAAACTCCATTTAACCCATTCTTACCTTATCTATGCCATACGGTCAAGAGCCATGTATTCAGAATGGCCGGTCATTTGGGCACCAAAATAGTTTTTGTCTAGCAGCAGGATAAACTATAACCTTCTGCTAGTGAGTAATTTTAGTTCTTGATTGGTATCTCAACCAATCGCTGACTACGGACTCATCCGCCACAGCGTTAGGTGGTTCCTTATTCCGGCGATTTCGCAGCCGACGAGGTGGGGCCTAACAAACATTCTCGCTAAGCGGTAGAGCATTTCTATGCCGGAGCCCTACACCGGCACCAGTACAAACAGCTTCGGAGCCTTTTGATCAGAAGGTCGGCTGCGTGTATGGATTTTATATCAGCGAAGAGTTCTTCCGCACTGATATACTTACTTTGCTCCTCTTTTATAGTGCGCCGAGCAATCTGGCACATGTAAAGCCATACAGTTTGCGCGAGTAGCGGCGGTGGGAGTTGAACCCACTATGCAGCGGGTATGAGCCGCTTGACTTTCCGTTTGTCCTCACCGCATCATTGTTCCATATAGCCTTATGGACGGACTTACCTTCTTCCACTTAATGTAGGCATCCAATATCCTACGTGGCTGCCGTCATAAAACATCAGGTCTGGTCTTTACTTATCCCCACTTCCCATTTCCGAAGTGTAGCGCACACCCTTCTTCTGCCTTCGGGTGAGAAGCCGCAGCGTAGTTTTACATCCTCACTGTCTTGGATAATGGCGACCTTGACGCGACTTGAACGCGCGGCCTATAGCGTGACAAGCTATCGCTCTACTCTTCTGAGCTACAAGGCCATTTAGTCCTCATAAACCTCGGGCTCAATACCCACTTCTTCGCAGAAAGAGGCTTCAATTTCATACCATTCTTCGTGCATCTCGTAGTCATACACATACGCTTCATAGGTTTCTTCGGCAGTCTGATCAGCCACGAAGTCATCAAGATAGTCAATCATATTCTTTCCTCCCCTTTCAACATATATATTATACTTGAATTTTTGAAGAAAGTCAAGAAGTTAGATGCCTATAATTTGTACTAAGCAAGTTTGGGTTGCGTTCGGAATTATAGGCATCACCGTTATTTTTCACTAGGCCGCGATAGGCATAGCATCCGTATCGTGAATGACTCGGGCAGTTTGGTTACACTGTTCCCTGTACAACCGGTTTACATTGTTTACGGGGACCCGGTCGATAGCCACCGTATCCTGCTATTCCGGACTAGCTCTTCGGGCGGATAATTCCCGGCAATATTGTTTAAGCGCTCGAGGTAAATATTGCGAAACCCCGGAGTGGGCAACAATGGACTCGGACCATTGACCTCTCGCTTATCAGGCGAGTGCTCTAACCAACTGAGCTAGTCACCCATAAGGCGGCTTGCGCCGCCCCGATTTAGATCCAGTCGCTAATGAAGTTGAAGAGCGTGGGAACCTCATCGAGAGAAGTGGTAGTGTAATGATAAGTCTTGTACTTTGCGATAAAATCGCCAAGCACCTTGGAGTAATTCTTCTGCGCCTTAATCATTTCCGTGCGCGCAGCCTCTACTGCAGCAGCGGCTTCCTTGCGTTCCGCGGCCTCCTTCTCCTTCTTCTCCTTCAGTTCTGCGGCCTTGCGTTCTGCTAGGATCTTGTCACGGTTCTCCTGCTCCTTGGCTTCAAACTCAGCCTTCTGGCAAGCTTCTGGTGTGTCATAGACACGATTGAGTTTTTCACTGTAATACTTCATAATAAGTTCCTCTCCTTATTGTTTTCGCAGTTCCTATCCTGCGTTACTTGTAACCAGGAGCTCTCTCTTGATTACATATATATTATACTCAAATTTTTTATAAAAGTCAAATATTTGAGTTATAATATTCCTCAAGCAAGGCTTCAACAGCCATGCGAAGTTTCTGCGGAACATCCTCTAGGGTCTTTTTGCCGCAGATTATAAGATTAAAATAAATCTTAGCCATTATTCCGCACCTCCCTCAAGCATTTCATATACTTCACATAATGCCATTTGGGTATCTTCTGTTTGTTGAATTAGTTGTAGTAAGTATTCGTCTTTTGTGTATTCAATGTATGTATATTCAAAGCAAGTTTTTAAATCATCTAAATCACCATATTGTATGGTATGTACATCTGTGGCAACGAATACTTTGCTATTTGTAATTTCAATGGCCTGTGGGCGGGTTGCGCTTTGAACTTGTCCGTGATTAATCATTTGTCATCAACCTCCCATTTTAGCAGTCCATTTTGTAAGATTTGAAGTGTAAATACTATTCTTTTGTGGAATGAACATTAAGCGCGCACTATAATTTGCGCCGGTAGCGTCAATATTATAATCTGCCGCGTAATAGAATAAACCATTATTGGCTTTAAAGTTAGCTTTTCCGCCGGCGAGTAGCATATGCTATGTATTTAAATTAGTTGTTACAAATAAACCATCGCCAATAGGTAATGAGCTATTTCCGTTTGCGCTTTCTGCTGGAACAAATACCCAATCATAATCAGAATTACCATAACCAAAAGCAGAAATCCATCCTTCAAGGTTAGATAAACACATACCAGTTGGGTTATAATTACCTTCTAAAATTGAATTAGTATAATTGAAGTCAGAACAAATATAAGGCATACCGCCATTATAAGCACCATTACCATAAATAATTGTTCCTCCAACCATACGCCATATATTACCCCAAGGATTTTCTACGCCACGATAACTAATTGCGCGTTTGCCAGCCTCGGTATATGTAGTAGAAGTGCCATTTTGCTCATTAATTGTAGAAGTGGCCGCGCCAGTAGCATTACCAAGAGAGCTTGTAGATCCAGTAATACTGGCAGTATTAACAGTACTAGAACTACTTAATTCACTTATACCACTTTCAATCGCTGTTTGTCCGTTAAAATGACCATATTCACAAGCAAGTAAAAATTGATTCGCGCTTTCATATGCCATATTGGTAATATGCCAGCCAGCACCACGATTCTGCGCTAATTTTTCTGCGTTAATGATGGTCAAATTATTATTTTTTCCACCAATTGGTTTGGCATTTGCTATAGAACTAAGTTTATCATTATTGAAATCTAAGATGCCAGTGTCATCTAATATATAAGTATTATTAGAAACATCAAAGGCGCATCCTTCATAAGCGGAAAGAAAAACATAATCTACTTCTTGTCCATTTTCATTAATAAATAATGGATGGATTTTAAAGCCTGCCTGTGCTGTTGGAGAAATTAGAATAGTTTCTTTGCGAATAATTTTACCAACTACATTGTTAGTAGTAGTAACTGGAACTCTTTTATAATAAAACTTAGGTTGATAAACCATAACTTGTCCATTAGATCCATCTTCGGCAAAATTATTATCTCCATACCAAGCAGTGATTTGTCCCGCATCATCCACATTACAACGCATACGGCCGCCGTACATTGGGAATGAAGAAATACTATCAGTGGAGCTAGCAGAATTAGTATATTTATTCTAATAATCTACTTCTATTCCAGCAGCATCGGTATATTGATAGCTACCAGATTTAATTAAAGCATCAATAATTGAAGCTTCTGTAGTAGTTCCACTAGTAATTTGACCATCAGGGCCGACTATAACGACCATTCCGCTATTTTCTGGGCCTAAGTTTGTTGTACCACCGCCACTAACCTCAATATTATTAATAGCAGTTTGTAATTCAGTCTTTACGCTATTAATGTAATCAGTAATCGCGCGCTGGGTCATTGTTGCGGTATCACTGTTACCTGCCTGTTTATACATAGTTATTACATTAGTTAAAGTATCTGTGCTATCATCTGGATATAAGATATCAATGTCAGTAGAATATTCTGTGGGAGAAGTGATATGATTGATTGTAAATAATAGATTAGCGATTTCGCTATCTACATCATCAAGTCCAATACCGCCTTCCTCTAATGCCGCGAGTGCTTCATTTACATTTTCTAGTGCTTCCTGCGCGGCGGCATTATTTTCATTTGTTTGCTGTGTAATTGAGTCAATATTATTTACAGCAGTTTGCGCACTAGAAGCCGCGGCTGAGGCATCTTGTGCTGCTTTCTGTGCCTTCGCCGCGTAAGTTTCTATCTAACCTTGCGGAGTTAATGCTCGCGCGAGGATGATGTCAATTATGTCCATTGGGCATTACCTCCTTTTTTATTTTGGTAAATCTGAATCTGTAATTTCTGTTAATTGTGCAGTACGAGAATTAGCTCTAAACTATCTAAGAAATTGCTACTACGCAGCATCAAAAGCATCAATCGCGCATTGTTCCGTAGAAGCGCTATAACCGTGACCTAGCACAGGCATTATCTAAACATAACCCGGATGACTAATGCTGTCAATAACAAAAATCATTTTCCCTGCCGCCAAAGCGCCCACAACATCGTCATAAGAAGCATGTAGCGTTTTTTTCCCGTCAGTTTCATATATGGGCAATGTTACAACACTACCACTTGCTGCGATCCCCTACTCCATATTATTCAATCTTGCGCTGGTGATTTTATCACCAACTTGCCATTCATGTGGTTCATATGCCATAAAAATCACCGCCTTACTCTGTTAATATTGTACTATCTGCGGTGGGGCCGCCACCGCTACTGCTTCCGCCGCCAGTAAATAGTGGCTTCCATTCATGTGAGCTATTTGCCATATAAACCTCAAGCCCCGCATCACCTTCTAAGACGATAGCAATACTGCCCAGTGTTGAAGTATCATAACTAATGTTGGCGAGGTCTGCGGTAGTATCACAATAATGTTCATAAGTGACAATATTATCTACCTAGCCCCGTTTTGTCATTATATTCATGTTTAATCACCGCCATTAAGTTGAACTGGACTATAACCAATACCCCAATATACTGGGTCATGAGAGCTAGTGAGTGTTTCGTGCCAAAGATAGAAGTATACAGCCATATTATTATTGCTAATAATGTCTGATGCCACAGAAAGACTACTTAGTGGTACGGTATAGAATCCCATATTATGATTAGCATATGGTGGGCTAATTTTACTATATGTTATTGTATCATCAGAGGCGCAAGAAGCTAAAATTAAATTAGTGGCTATGTATAGATTATCTGTTGGGCAATAAACCCAAAAATATAAATTTGGTAATGTGTCTGTCGTAATAATCCTAGGCTTTGTAATTAAATCGCCGGAATATACTGCTGGCAACCACCCGCTGGTACTTGGATTAGTGAAGTCGCTACTTCTATTTAGGCTCCCCGTTCCTGTTAATGAAACCAAAATATTTTGTGATGCGGAGGTAGTAGTACCATCATAAATAGTAGAGAAACTATTTCTATTTACTTTGACTTTAATGCCAGCCTGATAGAAGTCAATTACATCATACCCCTTTTGGAAAGGAGAAAGAATATTTCCTAATGGGTTTAAGTTCTATGCTACCTTTATTTCATCTATTACAGTCGTTGATTGTAGCATATTCGCGACATCTCCGCCGGCCTGGGAGCCTCCAGAAGGTATCGTTTCTTGATCGTAAATGTAGCCTATTGTACCAGAAGTACTCATAATTATATCGCCTATTTTAGAGTCACTAGTTGCGTATGGCGCGATCGTGGAATTGGCAACACGGTCGGTTGGCCGCTAAGCTAGTAATGCTGCGATAGTGGTTTCTGTCCACTTGCTTTCATCCCATTCCCCAGTGACCCCGCCAGTCTTTGCTGTATAAAGCTTGCCATCATGTATACAAATGGCATTCTTGGAGTATGTATTATTTTCATCATATATTGGGCCTATTACACTTGAAGAACCAGCAGTCTGGTCGCCGCCCCAACTGGTTTCCATAATGCTCTTCCATTCTTTATCGCTATCAGCCATATATACTTCTAGGGCGCCGTTATTTCCTGATAGAACAATACAAATGGAACCGAGAGTTATTTGCGTAGCCGGAATGTTATTCATATCCGCGCGCGTATCACAGATGTGCTCATATGTGATCACATTATCTATTTGACCACGTTTTGTCATAATATTCATTGTTATTCACCTCATTTCAAACGCTATACGTTTGATTAAATGATATTCCTATTATAGTTGTGGTTGTGAAACAAAGAGAATGTAATTTTTTATTTGTAGATATATGTAAAAAAATAAAGACCCTAGTTGGTACTAGGGTTGTATTTATGGAGCATAATAGTTATCGGTCATTTTAGTAATTAATTGCTATATATCACTACTTAATGGATAACTTGTATCAAAATTTACTGCGCCAACTGTATTAGATGTAATACTAGAAGCATAAGGATTAGGATTTTCTTCCGTGGTTGTATACATCTATCCAACGGCGGTACCAAGTTCCTGTACTGGTGCTAGCGTGATCGGAGTATCAGCAGTAACTTCGGTCGTATTAAATATTTTAGCAAACGCATTAATTTCAATTGCTCTTAATAAATCTGTAATAGGGGGGATGGTACAAGTTAAATCTAAATAGACGTTGGTTTTAGACGCAGAAGCAGAATAGGTTGCGGAACTTGTATTCTATGCTGTAATAGGGACAGCCCCGGAAGAAAAATAAATCTCAAATGTACATGTTAAAGTTTCTCCTGGCACTACCGTAGAAGATAAATTAGCCATAACTGTTCCTGTCCCGCTAGTATGATTATCATAATGTAATTGAGTATTATCGCTATTTTTAATAGTGACCCTGTTCGCGCTAACTGAACAATAGGTAGAATTTCCGACGCTTGTAGCATATTGATGAACTATTTTTGCCGAAGTGATAGTTATATCGTTAGGGATAGTAATTTGGACCTCTCTGTTAACATTCCCGTTACCGCCCAGAGAACGATTATGCCAACGGCCTTCGTTATAATTAGAAAACGTGGCGGTTCTGTTAGAACTAAGACTTTGTAATATCTTTATTAAATAATGATAACTCGCCATCTTACTTCACCCTCACCCATATTCGGCCATCCACCTTGACATTGCTTTCTCCCCACGTTTCATATGAAGGGATTTCACTTACAATGCCGATAATACAGTCTGGGTATTCTTTAATTTCATCTCTGGTCATAATATCTACTGTGCCGTCTGGGGCGCTACATACGCACATCCCCGCGTGATACTCCGCGCGCGAACGATATGGGTAAACAAGTACCCGTCCTGCGACAGCGATAGGAGTTTTGGCTTGTTCGGTCTCGCCCATGATATGACCCCAGGTGTCGGACACAATCTGCGCGCCGGGTTGTAAGCGGCTGGAGGTCAATACCACTGCGCCCTCATCGGTATCTACGACAACGCGGCCTGGGGCAATGGGCTCGCG